TTTTACTTTTACCTGCTATACTAGTGTTCATTCCAAGTATGACAGAATATGTAAGAGTAGGCTTTGAAGTTTTAGACACATTGCCTGATTGGTATCAGTACTTACTCTTTATTGCAATTAGTGCATCCTTTGGTATAAAAGGTGCAGGACAAGCGATGAAACTTATGGGGAAGAAATAATGTCAAACATAATTGAAACAAACTTTGGTACATTAATTAATCCTGCTAGAGTAGCTAATGGTAGTGCATCTAGTGTTATTAAACAGGGTGCTTTTTATACATTCTCACTTAAAATAAGTAACGATGATATTCGTGAATATTCTTTTACCACTAGGCAAAAAGCAGAAAATATGAGAAAGATTTTAGTAAGTCATTTGGAACATATGATTGGTACAACAGCAAGGAAAGTTAACAGCTAATGAATTTAATAAGATTACAAGATGAAATTGCTAATGACGAAGGTGTTAAGTATGAAATATACAGATGTTCAGAAGGATATCCTACAGGGGGTATTGGACATTTAATTACCGAATGGGATGAAGAATATTATGGTAAGCCTATAGGTACAAAAATTCCACATCAACAAGTAGATGAGTGGTTTGCGAAAGACATAGAAACAACTATAAAAGATTGTAAACTATTGTTTTCGCAATTTGATAATCTACCTGACGATATACAACATGTATTAGCTAATATGTGTTTTCAATTAGGTAGACCTCGTTTGTCTAAATTTAAAAATATGATTGCTGCCGTAGAAGATTTAGATTGGTATAAAATGGCAGACGAAATGGAAGACTCTCGTTGGTTTAAACAAACACCCAACAGAGCTAAACGTCTTATAGCAATCGTTGATAGACAATATCATAGAGAGAATGTACCAGTATGAGTAGAACTTTAACTGAAAGACAACAAAAGTTTCTTGATGTATTATTTGATGGTGCAGGTGGTGATGTAGCACAAGCTAAAATATTAGCAGGATATTCTGAAACATCTAGTACATCTGATATAGTCAAGTCTCTTAAAGAAGAAATTATGGATGCTACTCAATTATATATGAGTAGAAACGCACCTAAAGCTGCTGTGGCTATGGTAAGTGGTGTAGATGACCCTACCCAGCTTGGCATACGAGATAAGCTCTCAGCAAGCAAAGAACTGCTAGACAGAGTAGGTTTAATTAAAACTGAGAAGTTACAGGTAGAAGCGTCTGGAGGTGTAATGTTATTACCACCTAAAAAACAGGAGTAAATAATGGTAGCAAGTATTTTATCTAAAGCATTAAAAAAAGCAATAACTAAACCAAAAAGTCTTAAAGAAAAAGCTAAGGCTGTAAAACAAAGAATTCAAGAAAAACCTTCTATTAGAGATATACAAACTAAGGTTTTAGAAAAAGCTAAGAAAAACAGTATGACAGCTAAAAACTTTAGAATGCAAAATCCTAATGATAAAGATGTTAAGTCTTTATATAAAGCTAATCCTAATATAAAAGTTAAAGATGTTGATAGATTAAAAACAAGAAAACTAGAAGAGGCAGGTAATAAAAAATTAGTAACAACTCCAAGGGGTAAGTTTATAAAAAAAGTTAACAAAATAACTGGAGTAAATTACAGAGCACAAGAACTAGGTATACCATATGAAGTAGACTCTGCTATATTTAGAAGAGTTGAAAAAGGTGGTGGCACTCTTGCAGAAAGAGCTAAAAAATATATGGATGCATTAAACAGATATGCAGAGAATAAAAAGAAAAAGAAATAATGGATAGAAGTTTAGGTAAGTGGAAGTTACCACAGCCTACAGATATAAAAGACGAAGATGGAAAAGAATGGTCAAAGATACCACGTATATCACGTATAATACCTTTTGGCTATGAGAAGAATGAAGAAGACCCTGACATACTTAATCCAATACCTTTTCAACTTGAAGCTATTGAAATGGCTAGAAAATATGTAAAGCAGTATTCTTTTCGTCAAGTTGCGAATTGGCTTACTGAAAAAACAGGTAGAGAAATATCTCACGTAGGATTAAGAAAAAGGTTAATGCATGAGCAACAACGTAAGAACCAAGCTAGAACTCTTAGAAAATGGTCCGAGTATGCCCAGAAAGCAATCGAGAAGGCGAAAGCCATCGAACAAGAAAGACTCGGTTCAAAAATCTAAAGTACTTGAAGTAGAACGTGTAGATGATGAAGAATCACTTAACGTTGTATTTAAACCAAACGCAGGACCACAGACAGAGTTTCTTGCGGCAGGTGAAAGAGAAGTTTTATATGGAGGTTCAGCAGGTGGTGGTAAGTCGTATGCCATGCTTGCAGACCCACTAAGGTACATGGGTCACCCATCTTTTAGTGGTTTATTATTAAGACATACGACAGAAGAACTTAGAGAGTTAGTATGGAAGTCACAAGAATTATATCCTAAAATTTGGAAGGGTATAAAATGGTCGGAGAGAAAGATGCAATGGGTAGCACCATCAGGTGCGAGATTGTGGATGTCATACCTTGACAGAGATGATGACGTATTAAGATATCAAGGATTGGCATTTAGTTGGATAGGATTTGACGAGTTAACGCAGTGGGCAACTCCATTTTCATGGAACTACATGCGTTCACGATTAAGAACCGCATCGGCAGATTTGCCAATCTATATGAGGGCAACCACAAACCCAGGAGGACCTGGGCATGGTTGGGTTAAAAAAATGTTTATTGACCCATCGCCATATGGAAAGGCATTTGATGCGACAGATATTGAGACAGGGGAAGTACTTAAGTATCCAGCAGGACATAGCAAGGCTGGACAAGCATTATTTAAACGGAAGTTTATCCCTGCAAGATTATTTGACAATCCGTATTTATCTAGAGAAGGTGATTACGAAGCAATGTTGCTTTCCCTACCAGAGCAACAACGTAGGCAATTACTTGAGGGCGATTGGGATATTAAGGAAGGTGCCGCTTTTACGGAATTTAATCGTGACATTCACGTTGTTGAGCCTTTTCACATCCCTAGTAATTGGGTCAAATTTAGGGCTTGTGATTATGGTTATGGTTCTTATAGTGGTGTGTTATGGTTTGCTGTCTCGCCATCTGAACAACTTATTGTCTATAGAGAACTCTACGTTAGTAAAGTCCTTGCCACAGATTTGGCAGATATGATAAATGAATTAGAAGCTGAAGATGGTAATATAAAGTATGGAGTATTAGATAGCTCTTTATGGCATAAACGTGGAGATACAGGACCTTCACTAGCAGAACAGATGATACAAAGAGGGTGTCGTTGGAGACCTTCAGATAGAAGTAAAGGTAGTCGTGTATCCGGTAAAAATGAGATACATAGACGTTTGCAAGTAGATGAATATACAGAAGAACCTAGAATAGTATTTTTTAATAACTGTACTAATATAGTTTCACAATTACCATCTATACCTTTGGATAAAAAAAATCCAGAAGATGTAGACACAAAAGCAGAAGACCACTTGTATGATGCTTTAAGATATGGTATAATGTCACGACCTAGATTTAGTATATTTGATTACGACCCACATGGCAGACCTTCCAGTAGTATGCCTGTAGCAGATTCAACGTTTGGATATTAGTATGGCAGAAGAAGAAATAAATATAGAAGATGATGCAATAGCATTGGAAGACTCAGAGGATTCTAATGTAACCGATACTGAAGTAAAAGGTATCGCTAGTCATGTTATGAGTCAATTTAAAAAATCAGAAGATTATAGATATGATGATGAGTCTAGGTGGGTTCGTGCATACAGAAACTACAGAGGTATATATGGACCAGATGTCCAGTTTACTGAAGCTGAAAAATCTAGAGTATTTATTAAGATAACTAAAACAAAAACACTAGCCGCCTATGGGCAAATAGTTGATGTATTATTTGCAGGAAATAAATTTCCTATTAGTATAGAGCCAACTGAACTACCAGAAGGAGTAGCCAAAGATGTTTCTTTCGACCCTCAAGAACCTGAACAATTACGTAACCAAAAAGATTCAGATACTATCGAATCTCCTTATGGCTACAACGGTGATGGTAAAGAATTACCTGCTGGAGCTACAGCACAAAGTTTACAAGAAAGGCTTGGACCTTTACGAGAAAAGCTTGGAGACATTGAAAACCTTAAAGAAGGCAGTGGTAAAACTCCTACAGCGATAACTTATAGCCCTGCTATGATTGCAGCTAAGTCTATGGAAAAACAAATCATGGACCAACTGCAAGAATCTCATGCTAATAAACACTTAAGAAGCACAGCATTTGAAATGTCTTTGTTTGGTACAGGAGTAATGAAAGGTCCTTTTGCTGTTGATAAAGAATACGCAAATTGGAATGAAGAAGGTGAATACTCACCTGTATTTAAAACAATACCACAAGTTAGTCATGTGTCTGTTTGGAACTTTTATCCAGACCCTGATAGTACAAATATAGAAGAAGCTCAATACGTTATTGAAAGACACAAAATGTCTAGGTCTGATTTGAGAGCATTAAAAAGAAGACCTTATTTTAGAGATAACGTTATTGAAGAAGTAATAGCTGAAGGCGAAAACTATACTAAAAAATATTGGGAAGACGATTTACAAGATTATAATCAAGAAAGCGATGTACAACGTTTTGAGGTTTTTGAATATTGGGGTATGATAGATACTGAGTTACTTAAAGAACAAGGTGTTGATATACCAAAAGAATTAAGAGACGTAGAGGAATTACAAGTTAATGCTTGGGTTTCAGGAACTAGATTACTAAGAGTTGTTTTAAATCCATTTAAACCTGCAAAGATACCTTATATGGCAGCACCATACGAGTTAAACCCTTATTCTTTTTTTGGTGTAGGTTTAGCTGAAAACATGGATGATACACAAACATTAATGAATGGTTTCATGCGAATGGCTGTTGACAATGCTGTATTGTCAGGTAATTTACTTATAGAGGTAGAT